AAATCGGGAAAAAGAAATAAACGTTTTTTTATACAGCTCTCAACTGCCCCCGAGCCCCATCCATCATTTTGTCGCCACCAGCCAAGATCAGCCTGAACCAGCGCCAACTGGCCATGACCGACCGCGCTTGGAAACGATGGTGCCTGACCATGCCGGCTCACTAGCTGGGCTTGTGGGGGACATGGCAAAACAGGTGCTGCACATAGACCTGATGCCTTGGCAACTACATGCTCTTGAGGGAATGCTGGCGGTTGACGGTGATAACAAGTTTGTGCATCGCTCAAGCCTTGTGTCGGTTGCGCGTCAGAACGGTAAGACCACAATCATCCAAGCGCTCATTCTGTTTTGGCTTGTGGAAATGCCAAAAATTAGGGGTGGGAAGCAGACTGTTGTTTCGGGCGCGCACAGATTGGATTTGGCGTGCTTGTTGTTTGATGATCTGTCGCCAATCCTTGAGGAGTATTACGGCGCCAAAATCGTCAAGTCGTACGGGCGTTATCAAGCCACAATGCCAGACGGCAGCAAATGGTGGGTCAAAGCATTAAAGCCAAATCAAGGTCACGGTATGAGCATTGATCTTGTGATCGTTGACGAGTTGTTTGACGTCAACCCCGACTCGGTTGAGGGCGGTCTGTTGCCGGCACAGCGTGCACGCAAAAACCCGTTGGCGTGTTTCTTCAGTACTGCTGGCACGGAAGAATCGGTCTTGTTTCAGCGCTGGCGTGAGGCTGGCATTCGAGCAATTGACAAAGGTGAGCCGTCCACAATGTACATGGCGGAATGGTCACCCGACCCGAGCCTTGACCCGTTGCACCCAGCGTCATGGGCGTGGGGTAACCCTGCGCTTGGTCACACGTTAGACATGGACACTATTAGACAAGAGTCAACTAACCCTGATCGGGCGTCGTTCTTGCGCGCATCTCTAAACCTTTGGGTAAGTGTTGTGCGCGGATGGATTGAACCAGGGCGTTGGCCGTCATTGGAATACACAGGGGACATCCCTAGCGGTGGCGTCGTGGCGATCGAATCTTCGCTGGACGACTCCCGATACAGCGCAACCAGATGCGTCAACCTGTCAGACGGTCGGGTGCTAGTCACCGTCGCGTTCATTGCCGAGTCAATCACCGAGCTGTGGGACAACGTGCAAGAACTTGCCAAAGACCCCACAATCAGATTTGCCTTGTCGCCGACCGTGGACGCAACTTGCCCACCGAACATTGAGCGCCGCCGTGTCGTGGTTGGTTACGCAGAACTTGGACGGTTTACACCGCTTGCCAAAAACATGATTGCTGAGGCGCGACTGCTGCACACAGGGGAAAAGTTGTTGGCCGAACATGTCCAGCGCGCGGTTGCGGTACGCACCGACAACACCATAGTTTTGTCCAGCAAGCGGAGTCCAGGGCCTATCGAATTAGCGCGGACAATGGTCTGGGGTATCGGCATGTGTGCCCGTCCAGTCAACTCGGGTAAACCCATGCTTGTCGCGGTAAATAACTAAGATAAACGCGGCGACCGCGCACCTTGCCTTTTGTCGGAATCGGATAAGTCATGCGCGGTTGCCACTTATATGACAAAGTAGGAACATGGCGATTTTTAACAAAACCAAAAAAGCAGCAATAAGCCCAGCGCCAAGCAAGGCTGCAGCTGCAGGCGGTTTTGCTCCTGGCTATTCGTCGTCCAATGTTGGCGTGAACATGATCGGCCAGTACTACACCTACCGCGAAGGCGAAGCACGTAACGCGGCGATCAGCGTCCCAACGATCAACCGTGCGCGCGATCTAATGGCGTCGGTAATCGGCTCAATGAATCTTCGCTCATACAACGAATTTTGGAACGGCGAAGAAATGGAAAAAATTTACATCGCTCCACGTTCATGGTTGCGCCGACCAGACCCAACAGTTTCGTTCCAGTTCCTCATGAGCTGGACTCTTGATGACCTCATGATGTTTGGTCGCGCGTTCTGGTACATCACCTCACGCACCGCCGACGGCTACCCTGCCACGTTTACTCGACTGCCTGCTGGCTCAATTACTACTACCGACATGGCTGGCCCCGTGTGGTTTGCTCCATCGTCACAGGTGTATTTCCAAGGCGGCGAAATTGACCCAGCAAACCTTGTGCAATTCTTGTCTCCAGCACAAGGCCTGATCTACTCGGCACCAGGAGCAATTGAAACCGCGCTAAAACTTGAAGCAGCGCGCAACCGCAACGCATCGTCAAGCATTCCTGCCGGTGTACTCAAGCAAACTGGTGGCGAACCACTTAGCGCGCAAGAACTTGCTGATTTGGCTAGCGCGTTCAATGCTGCTCGAGCAACCAACCAGACTGCAGCGCTTAACGAGTATTTGACATACACGGAAACAAACAGCACACCTGACAAGATGCTTTTAATTGAGGCGTCGCAATATCAGGCGCTTGAAATGTCGCGTCTGGCAAATGTGCCACCGTATTTGGTGGGAGTTGCTACTGGCGCTTACTCATACCAGTCGTCACAGCAAGCACGCGCCGATCTTTATTTGTTTGGCGTCAAATTGTATGCCGACGCAATCGCTGGCGCTTTGTCAATGGACAACGTGCTACCACGCGGAACATACGTCGAGTTTGACGCCGATGAATACCTAGAAGAAAACTTTATGGCCGATCGCATGGACAATGAAGAAGTAGTTGTAAGAGAAAACACTCAAGAGGAGTTAGCACGATGATTAAGTTAATTGCAGGAGATTTCACGCTTGACGCTGCCAAAGGCGACGCGCCACGACGCACGATTAGCGGAACCGCCGTTCCCTACAACGTGCCGGCAACGGTTTCGGATGGCACAGCTGTGATCTTCCGTCCAGGCTCATTGCCAGTCGAGGGCAAAGCACCGCGTCTGTTTATGTACCACGACGCATCCATGCCAGTTGGTGTTGTGACCGAGCGCGTAGATACCGAGCAGGGCATGATGTTTAGCGCCAAGATCAGCGCCACCGCTCTCGGCAATGACGCCCTTGTCATGGCTATGGACGGCACTATTGACCAAGTTTCGGTCGGGGTAAATCCAGTCAAGTTTTCTTACGACGAATCAGGAACAATGATTATTGAAGAAGCTAGTTGGCAGGAGCTGAGTTTGGTTCCTATCGGCGCGTTCGGCGATATGGCCAACATCGCCACCGTCGCAGCGAGTATCCACCAAGAGCCAGAAGAAGTAGTGTTAAATGAAGAAGTAGTCCCAGAACAGGAGATAGAACCCATGTCAGAAGTAACCGCACCAGCAGTTGAGGCAACAATCCCAACCGCCCCAATTTTTGCACAAGCTAAAAAAGAATTCGTTTTGCCAAGCGCAGGCGAATACATGGCCGCTTACCACATCGGTGGCGACACGTTTAAGAACATAAACGCTGCAGTCGCTGAATACACAGCATCAAAGCGCACCGCATTGCAGGCAGCTGCAGGCGACGTGCTCACAACTGACACACCTGGTCTGTTGCCAGTTCCAGTACTTGGGCCATTGGTTCAAGACCTGAACTTCTTGCGTCCAGTAGTCGATGCTGTAGGCGCTCGCGCTTACCCAGACAACGGACAGTCGAAGACCTTTATCCGTCCAACAATTACCACGCACACAAGCGTTGCATCACAATCAGAACTTGGTTCAGCATCAGCAACAACCATGGTGATTGCATCCAACTCAATCAGCAAGACCACACTTGCTGGTCAAGTAACGCTGTCAGTTCAGGACATTGACTTCACTTCACCTGCAGCAATGCAATTGATCTTGAATGACCTCATGGGCGAATACATGATTGCTTCTGACAACTTGGCTGCAGACAACTTGCTCACCGCAGCAAACTCGTCAGGCGTTTGGGACGGCACCGTAGCCGACTTGCTGAAGTCTGTTTATGACTCGGCAGTTGACATTTCATCAAACCGAAACTGGACACCTACCCACATGTTCGTAAGCCCAGACGTATGGGGTCAACTTGGACAACTTGCCGACACAACTGGCCGTCCAGTATTCCCATTCATTGGCGCTGGCCTCACCGGTCAGAACGCACTTGGTGGCGGTCAGGCATCTTCATGGAACGGCAACCCACTCGGCTTGCAGTTGGTAGTTGACAGCAACTTCGCTGCCAAGACCATGATCATCACTCGTGTTGGTCAAGGCGCAGGCGATGCTTTCGAGTTCTACGAATCCATCCGTGGCCTCATGAGCGTTGAACAGCCGTCAGTCTTGGGTCGCAACATGTCATTCCACGGATACGTCAGCACCTTTGCTGCAATCGGTGGCATGATTCGCAAGATCACCCAGGCTTAGTAGAAAGGCGGCTTAACCGCCATGGCTACTTACACAGTTACTAACAAGTACCTGATTGACAACTTTGCCGTACTGCAACTCCTGACCCCATCGGAGATTGCAGTCGGCAGTTCAATCACGGTTGCTGGAGTTGACGCAACATTCAATGGCACTTACTCGGTGCGCGCATTGCCACAGTATTTGTTCCTTGGAATTGATACACAGGGCGATCTGCTCTACGACTATCAGGTGCCGATCGCTGATCAGGTGCTTTACGCTAAGACCGCAAGCGATGTTGAGCGTGTCGCCGCGTCTGGCACCGTTGCCAATGACCCTGTTTGCACATGGGTGACGGCCGCGCAGGTCATGTCGTACCTTGGCATTACGATTACGAACCCATCTGACGATTACACGTTGCTCACGCAATCGGTGTCGGCTGGCAACCAGTTCTGTTTCCGCAGGCGTCAGGAGTCTTCGTATATTGACTCGCTAAGCGTCTCACCGGGTGGCGACGTCACATTGGGCACCCTGATGTATTGCGCCGCTCTATGGCGCTCCAGAGGCTCAATAGAGGCAACCTACGCCACGTTTGACGGCATGGGTTCGGCACCACAGCAAAGTCTGACCCCGATCGTCAAGCAGCTGCTTGGCATCCCACGTCCAGCGGTTGCCTAATGTCTTACACCGACCTGTTCAACGAAGCGATTGATGATGTCACCGCAACGCTGACCGCGGTATCTGGTTTGCGCGTTGTAAACGACCCAACCAAACTTGCGCCTAATTGCGTGTACTTGGATGCACCGAGTTTCACCACGTTTGCTGGCAACGGCAACATTGTGCGCCTTGAGTTTCCGATCAAAGTCATTGGCTCTGGGCCTGCAGGTCTGCCGGTGCTCCGTTCAATCCTGAGCATTGCTGCAACCGTGCTCAACTCATCAATCATCGTTATGGGTGGCCGTCCATCAAGCCTTGAGATCGGTGGCGCGTTGTACCCGTGCTACGACCTCGAATGCGCTATCCAAGCCCAGACCGCATAATCCACAACTACCTAATACAAATCATCTACTATCAGATCAGAACTTAAGGAGCAAACATGCCAGCATCAACTTACCTCTCAAATCCAACCGTTAAAGTCGGCGCCGCAATCGGCTCCA